TGAATGTTCTTTATCTATGTAATTTTCATTAGAATAATCATAAACAATTTCTAAACCATGCTTATTTAGTTCAAAGCTAAAAGCCTGTAAGATATTATTTGCTACGTTTAAATTGTTTGTTTGATTAATCTGAAAAGAGCTTATATTTTTTAAATTGTTTGATCTTCTAATATCTCTTAATCTTGCATTAACGTTTTTATGCAATATGTCTAAATTTTCTATTGTTTCATCTATATCTTCACTACGAATAGAAGATTTAACAGCTTTAATATAAGAATTGTAATACATCATTAATAGACATCTCTTAATATAAGAGCCGTCTTTTAACAAGTACATAATTACTTATTTATTTAATTATTTATGTAGGGTGTAAGAGTGCTTGATATGGGGTTTAATGCTTTTTATTGATCAAAACAGTACATTATCTATATAAGAGCCTAAATAAGCATAATTATTGAATAAAAAGGTATTGTTTGAAGTGTTAAGAGTGCCAAAAATAGACACAATGCAAACAAACACATAAAAAACATAGAGAATACAAGGGTTATTTCACTAGATCATCTTGGTACATACTAGACGATCTTTTAATAATGGCTATTTTAAGCCATTTTCTAGGGTGGACACCCCCATGGGACGATCACGATTGCAA